CGTTGTCTTCAGGTAAAATAATTTCAAAAAATGGTCGGTAATCACTTCTACTTAATGTTCTTTTATAAGTTTTTGTGATACCGTTTAACATTATTTCTCTTTTAGTAAGAGTGTAATTTTGAATTATCCCACTTCCATCTATGTTTGGCACTACTAATCTATTTGGTATTCCTCCAGTTGTAAAAGGGGATGAAAAATCACAATCTTCCATCATTTCGAATACTTTACCCGCACCTGTGGCTTGTGAACCTTTTAAAATTTTAGGTGCATAACTAATATCAAATGTATCACCTTTAACTGGAATGTTAGTTACTGTCCAGTCAACTATTGTTATACTCGGTCTTTTTCCTGGTATATTTAATCCAAAAGTTCTAGCCAACTCTAAAAGTGATGATCTTTCCTGTGCGTAACTGATTTGTGTCTCATTAAACATTCTATCAGTATGGAATGATAACATATCACCAACCGCAGCGTTTAATTCCAATAACATCATACCTACAGATGCATCATTAAAATCTGAGAATATTTCTGGATAATATTTTTGTATGAACTCTATTAACTGTTGTCTAACATCTGAGAAGTTCCTAGCATTGTAATCTATTTTTTTAGCCATATTTAAAATGTTAATGTAATTGTATCTGTACTTGTGAAAGTCCCTTCAGTAACTGTATAGGTTAATTCCACAATAATTAATTCTTCGATGGTATCATTTCTAAACGATATATCGTTAATCAATAAATTAGGTATAAACCTAATTATTGTTTGATTCAAATTATCCTTAATTTGTTCCTGTGTTATTTCATCATTGGGTTCAAAGATGAATTTTTTAAGGTCACTACCGAATTCTGGTAGATATAACCTTTCACCCTTATTAGTTAACAATAAATGCAATAAGTCCGCCCTAATAGCGTCCTTATCAGTTTTATTCATTTTAAAATAGAAACCATTGTCACTATCTCTAAAAGGGAAATCAATATTTATATATCTAGTCTTAGCCATTCTCTATATAAATATTGTACTATAAATTTTTTGAAAAGAAATGGTAAAATATTAAAAATTTTATTTACACTCAACTTTCATATTAAATACTGTTCTATCCAATGGTGAGAATACTAATATGTTAATTGGCATTTCTTTTTGTTCTTTTGTAATAGTAAATGATGAATTTTTTTTCATAATATTATCATATCCCGCACGAACAGATTTATATTTTTCAACATAGACAGGTATATTTTCTAATTTTGTACTATCAATATCTATATTTTTAATTTCATCAGTAACTTTTTTGGCTTGTGTGTCACCACCTTTAAAAATAGAATCAACTTTAAGTTTTCCACCTACAGAACCAATTGCAGCGTTAATACTTTCGATTAATCCTTCTTTTTCTTTGTAATACATTAGTTCACCCACAAAATTTCTAGACATATTATTTATTGAACTTATGTCCTCATCATTTTTTACTTTAATATTATGTAGTTGACTCTTCGACTGTATATACAACATTTTCTTTTTTTCTTCTAAACTTAAGGCAACGTTTTTATATTCCCCATTCCAAACATCACCCATAAATCCACTAAAGAATTCTTGATCACCGTATTTAACATAAAATGCATCAGGTACCACTAATGAATCAAATGAAACTGTTAAAGTATCACCCTCTCCAACAGGAAAAGTACTATTAACTGCCGCTGCTACGAAATTATTAGTTTTAACACCTCTTCCACCTTTAGTTTCCGCGTTATAATTACATTTTAATGGTGGGGGTGGAGTTGCCTTACAGTTACATCCAGGAACAATTCTTATTGGTTTATCTTTAGGACAAACACATTCACCTTTATCATTTTTCACTAAATCACCTGTACACTCACATTCTTTTTTATCTACATTATATACTGTACATTCAGGGCAATTTGGACAACTACAATCATCTAATACAGGTATTTTACCTGCCGCATCACAATAACACTTATCGTTTATTGTAAATGTACCCTCTTTACATTTACAATTACCGTCTTTGTCTTTTTCCATACATTTAGGACAAGGACAACCACAATTTTCATCAGGTGCCTTCTTACCTTCTTTATCACAATAACATTTACCGTCAGAACCTTTAATTAAACCTTCTTTACACTCACATTCACCATCTTCAACCAATCTTTCCATACAATTAGGACATGGTTCTTTATCTTTTTTTCTACATTCACATCCTTCTTTAACATAATTAGGAGGACATTCACATTGTTTTGTTTCTTCGTTATATGTCATACCTTCAGGACACGTACATTTACCACTTTCGTCCTTTGTCATACAAGGATCTGGACATGGTTCTTTTAGTGTATAACATACTTTTGCAGTAACCGCAACTATTTGTCCAGGATTAAGTTTACGTGACGCAATGTCTGTTTTCCAATTCTCATCAACATTGTCTTTAGTATATAAACTACCACCATCTTCGTATACAGGTACTGTTGTTGGATCAATTTTAATTCCATATTTTTTACCTTCCTTATTTAAAGCATCGACAATACCATTATATAAATTAACCGCCCTATTCTTTGCCAATTTTTGGTTGGTGCCTTGATTACCAGGATATTTTGCCAATTTTTTACCAGTGAATGGTTTGAATTCAAATTCTGTACATACACCACCATAATCACGATCAGGTAAGACTGACCAATTTTTACAGTAATCATTAGCAAATTGTGGTTCTACCGCACCACCATAATAATTACTAGCAAATCCTTGAAGAGTGATTTCTCTGATATACATAGTACCACTATCTAAACCTTTTTTATATTCTGGATTAGAATTAATAACATTTCTTACTTCAGTTAAAAAATTATCTACTGCTGCAGATCCTTTCGGTACATTTACCACAAATCTACCAGTGGCTTTTATTTTAAAACATTCATTTTTATCTGGTAATATCGGTTCTCCCTTTTTACCTTCCACTTCACCAGTACCTTTAGAGTCTTCTTTGGTTTTTGATTCTTCTCCTTTGTTTTCGGAAGGTTTTTCCGCAGTATTTTTTGTGGGTTCGTCACCTTCTGGATCAGCACTCGTACTTACTTCAGTAATAGGTGTACCTTTCTCGTACACCATTAAATTTTTTATCCTATCTAATTCTTCAAATAAATTTCTCATACTATTAACCAATTTTTTTGGCAGTTAAAAAAATATATACTATATTTGTTATATAAATACTTAACAACTATGAAAAAAATACTTTTCACCCTTTTATTTTTAAATAGTATTTTATGTTTTTCTCAGAAAAATTTTACTATGGCTGAGTTTAATTTAATCACAGATAATGGTCAAAAATGGAATAATAATATTAAGATTTTCATTTATGGAGACTGTAGTTTTAGTGATTCAGTAACAATTGTAAAGACAATCACTGAGTTCAATTCTATTTTAGAGACAGTTCAAATAGAGTTGGTTGATGATATATCATTATCAAATACTGTAATGTATTTTACAACTGATAATGATTTTATTAAACTTTTCCCTTGGAGTGAGAAGGATGTTAAAAATTCTACAGGTATAACTTATACTAATGTTGCTGGTAAAAAAATTACTAAGGTTAGATTACATATTGATATTACTGAATGTAGAAAATACTCATGTATGCCCATAACTATTAGGCACGAAATGTTCCATATTTTAGGTTTTGGTCATATAGAAAATGAAAAAAATACTATACTTAAAAGTCGTAGTGAAGAGTTTAGTGAAAGGGATAAGGAAATGATTTCTTTATTATATAAAAAATAAAAGTCGGATTTCTCCGACTTTTTTTAGTTCAAGTTTTTTGTACCTTTTAAATGTTTAGGTTCATAGGGGCAGTGTTTACAACCACTACCACAACAACTTCCTCTTCGTTTATGGTATTCTTCAGTCATGACTATCCTTCCTTGATTATCATAATAGAATTCATCTGGTTGTAATTTAGGTCCGAACTCTCTAACATATAATTGTTGTACCCAATCTTTAGATGCGCCTACATTCATAATTACACTATTTCACATGCTCCCCCAGCACAAGCAACTTCGCCAGAAAGGTTAGTATTATCCTGTAGTTCAATAACTTTAGTTAAATCTAAGTTACTTAAAGACTTCATCATTTTTTCATAAGTTTGTTCATCACAATCCTCAAAAGGTGCTTGTTGGTACGTCCCCCCATTATATGGTAATACTGATAATCCATTATAGAATTTTCTGTTTTCCCACATCCATTCACCAGCGTATTCCCACTCATCTTCTTTCAAAGAAATTGTTGCGGATACATTATGACTATTTTGTCCACTTCTATGTCCTGGTTTAATCCACTCTTGAGATACTTTTTTTACTCTTTCTAATAAATCAAAAGAGGATTCGTATCTTAAAATAGATCCTTCAGGTGATTTTTGTGGTATAGAAATAACTGCAGTATCGTGAGGTCTGAATATTTCATCCTCTATTAATTCAGGATGATTAACAGACAAATAAGTATAAATAGCCTCATTTTTTCCAACTCTAATTCTTCTAACATAATAGTCATTATGCCAAGCGTGAATGCCTGATGAAGTACCTAAAACTAAAGATGATGTACCTGAAGGTTTTACTGTTGTAGTTCTAGCCGCATTATTAATACCAATTAATTTTGCAACTCTTTCGTTTTCTTCTTTTACTGCCTTTGCCGCTAATTTCATATCATAGCCTAAAACTACTCCAGAACCAATACCTGTCATACCGACACCAATCAATGCGTCTTTCTCTGTAGTTCTTTTCCAAACATCTCTTAGGTAATGGAAGTCAGTATAACCAGCCTGTAGTGTACCAATAAATGCGGCACCCTTAACTCTGATTTCAAAATCTTCTTGAGATTCAATATCTGAAGCATTTACCTCACATAAATTACAGAATTGGTATGGTCTCAAACCAATCTCACAACAAGGGTTAGTACCCCAATCTTTATCGTTAGATAAGTAAATTCCTGGTTCACCTGCTCCTGATAATTCAATTCTCTTCCACAAGTCTAAGAAAAATTCTTTTGTAATTTTGTGTCTAAGTAATACTGCTGAGTTATTCGCCCTTCCTCTTTGTGGATTCAATTCCCACCAGTTACCTGATTTACACGAAATCATCTCATTATCATCCGCACTAAATAAACTAATTAATGCTGCTCTTCTAATACCACCAGCCAATACCGCATCTGCAATATGACAAACTATATCGTGAACCTCAATAGATGATAATTTTTCACCATCAGATTTAGCATCTAATACTTTTTTAATATTGTGAATACAATCTTTTAACGGTTGTGGTCCAGGTGCCTTTCCACCTGATGTTACTAATAATGCCCCTTTTTGTCTAATATCTGAAAAATCAAATACTGGCGTCGATGACTTTATACCAAAATAAGATTCCACTAACATCTTAATTGCATCTGCCCATCCTTCAATAGAGTCACTAATTAAGTATCTTCTATTTCTATTAGGGTTTGGTTTTTTAATGTCAGGTAATGCCTCAACATGATGTTTTTGTACTGAGAACCCTACACCTGTACCACCTAAAAGTAAAAACATAGTTTCTGAAAATGCGTCCACATGATCAATAGGTAAATATGCGCAATTATATACTCTGTTAGGTGATATTTCTATAGGTTTACCACCGAACTGTAAACTTCTCATTGATGGTAATATTTTTTTGTCATACACCAATTGATAAACCCCTTCAATTTCATCTTTAATATGAGGGTATTTTTTTTGATGCATTTCTTTATTTCTTGTAACTAACTCTTCCCAAGTCTCTCTTCTATTTTCAGTAGGTAGATATTTTGCATATTTCATATATACCGTAATGTCTGATAGAATTTTGTTTGATAACTCCATTTTTTATTTTATTTTTTTTATTATTTATTAGGGTGTTTGTTTCCATAATGGTTTATTAGATAAACCATTCATTTTATTAATTTATAAATCAGTTATTAGTCATTGGTATATTCCTTTTATTTTGAATTGTACTCGCTATAAAATCGGAATCTTTCCTTTTCTGTCCCTTTTCATGTTGTAAAAGTGTGACATCTGTACTTTCACTAGTATCTATATTTAAAGTACCATTATCAAAAACTATGTCTGTAAAAACAACACCATCTCTACCAAATCTAGATTTAAGAACTGCTAATGTAGCCCTACCTTCTTCTTTCTGATCCAACGTCTTCGCTACGGATAAAATAAAATGCCCTATTTGTCCTTTCTTAATTGATCCACCCATCATATTTGCCTCAACTAAGTCTGCACCAATCGCACTACGATTACCTTGTACTGCAGTCCACCCAGCAATGTCTAATTCAGACAACATTGTTTCAAATTGTCTCATAACATTACCTTCACCACTAAACTCATCTTTAAATTGTTTAGTAGGTTGTACACAATCAATGTAATCTAAAAATACGATATCAGGTTTAATACCAGAAGAAATTAATTTTCTAAGATATTGTTTAATATGAGGTACAGTTGTACCATCACTAGACATTTTCTTTAAAATTAAATTACCTTCTTGATTTTGGAATCTAGGGATGATTTCTTGAACTTCCTCTCTTCTATCACCTAATTCATTTAAATCAATACCAGTGAAACAAGTTAAGTGTTTTCTTTGGATAACTTTAACATTATCCTCAAAAAATATTTGAACTACGTTCTTTCCATCCAAATATGCGGTGTTAGCCATTCTCGTCATAATGGTTGTTTTACCAACACCAAATGCTGCCAATATTACACCTAATT